CTAATAAACGCTCTATTTCAAGACGTTCATTACAAACGGGTACTGCAAACGATATATTCATGATTTATTATCTATATTTTCCATGGTGAATCTAATTCACCCCACTCCTGTGCTCTTACACTCCATCCCATTACATTTTGGTAAGCTTCCCAATAACCAACTTGTGAAGCAAAAACCCCTAATCCAAAGAAACCCCATGCAAGAGGGGTTGCTATAATTTTTTTAAAAATTTTCATAACTTTTATTTCCATTAAATTAATAACCCTATTTTGCTTCTCCAACCACTTCTGTATCTTCTTCAACAGGATCTTCAGGTAAAGCACCAATATAACTTAGAGCATCCATAAACAAATGTTCTTCAAATTCTTGCATTGTTTCCATTGCCATTCTCCATTCATAAAATTCTCCTGGTTTACTTGGGATTGGATAACGTTCTTTTTCCTCTTCAGTTACTTCAATTGCTTTAACAGCAGCCCATTTCCAATTATCTCCATTTTTCCCATTTGCAAACACCATACCTTGAGAAGGGATATTAATAGTAGTAGGCATCCAAATTAATCCATCTTCATCTTCACCCATTAATTCTTTATATAAATCAGGGAGAATAGCAATTTGTTCATTGAAAAATTTACTTCCCTTCGTAAGAATAGTGTTTGTTATAAAACCACATCCAAAACATTGGTAATTGGTTACTTCTGGAGTAACTACTTGTTCAAAACATGCATCACTTCCACATCTTTTACATATTACTAAATTGTCTTTATTTTGCATTTTCTAATTTTTTTAATTTAGGTAAAGTTAATTTAGGTAATTTTAGTTGTTGGAGTTTTGGAATTGTTGTCATATATTGACCTAATAACTCATCAATTTTTCCCATCATCTTTCCCAAACTAAAATTTGTTCTACTATAATGGCCTTGTTTTTTCCCTCTTAATTTCCAGGTTTTATAATCTTCAAATACACTCACCAAACAATGGGATACTTGAGCATTATCTGGAGTAAACCATTGGGAACCATCCAATAGCATATTTTTGGATTGGGCAGAAGGATGAATATTTGTTAATCTACCCCCAACTAATAATGAATGTTCAGGTTTTAGAAAATCTGTTTGACCAGACCATGCAGAGGCAATAACAGGTTTATTAGTCATACTAAATTCTAGTAATGGCCTACCAAATCCTTCTCCCTTAGTAAATGAAACCATTGCTTTAACCCTTGGGTGATTATATAACTCATTCATTTCAGAATTGGTAAAATCACCATTAATCAAATAAATTGAAGGTAATTTATAGGCATCAACTGAATTTTTAATAATATTTATTCTATGCATTATTTCTCGTCTATCCATGTAAGATGAATTGAGGAAATTACATTTCATTATTAAAGCTGGTGTGTTTTGTTTATTTTTAAAGGTTTCATAAAATGCTTTTACCATTAATCCTACATTCTTTCTATCTTCACCCATTTCACCAGGTAACCAATGCCCTACAAATAGATAAGCAAAATCCTCTTTAATACTATTGATATCTTTATAAAGGTCTAAATCCCAAAAATCATTCTTTTTAATGGGTAAATAGGTATCAACATCTACACCTTCAAATAATACTTCAATAGGTTTTTCTACTTTTAAAATGCCTATTGTTTGATTTGTTCTTTCATCTTTCTTCTCATATTGAGTGGTTTCAAATACCCGTTTAGAGTGATTTGAAGAAACCAAATTCAAATTCATCTTATTTAACCCTTCAATCCATCCAGCATCACACACAGTAGTCTCTATTCCCGCAGTTATTCCTATATTATATTTTCCAACTGGTTGGAATTCATTTGGAACTGTAATTTGACACCAGATTTCAGGTTGTTCTTTTAGATTAGGAGTTATCAAATGTTCTTTTAGAAAATGCCATTCTTCATTTTCCTCAATAAACCCCCATGTTGTTTCCCCCCACCTTTGTGGGATTATTTTAACATCATATTTATCTAATTCAATTATAGCCTTTACAACATCCCTACTTCTAGCACCATAGCCTGAATAGGTATCAATAGGGCAACTTATAACAAATGTATTTTTATCCATAAACTTTAAATATTTTTAGTAAACTAATTTATGAGGTAATAAACGTCTCTCATAATCTGTATCTTTCAAAAATTCATAATGGAAACGAGGTTCCCAAGTATTAAACAATTTATCCATAGCATCGGAAATTCTTTTCCCCATTATTTCAGATGTAAAACCTGCTTCATCCCCAGTAGCCCATTCTCTACCTTTTAATCCTATTCTTTTTCTCTCTTCCTTACTTGTGTCATATAATGCTTTCATAGCATGAGATGCTTCTAAAGGAGAACATCTATCATCATAAATGTATGGTGTGGGTACAGAACCTTGACATGATATTGCTCCAGGAAATACGGGAAATGCCCATTCTCCATGTTCTTGATGGGTTTTCATATGGTTTGAAGGAACATTTTCATCAGGAGTAAACCATTTACCTTCACTATCCACAAATCTCATTTGATCTTGCATTCCCCCAGTTACATTAGCAATAATAGGTACTCCGGATAATAAAGCTTCAGTTAATGCCAACCCCCACCCTTCATTTGAAGATAATAAAACAACACCATCTGCCGAATTATATAATAAATTCATTGCTTCTGTTGGAAGTTTTGAATTAGAAAAGATAATATCATTCTCTTCCTTACCAAATAAATAATCAGATACTGCGGGTAAATCTGTACCATTATTATCTATGGGGTCTGTATGTAAAACTAGGGCACATTGTTTAGCTTCTGATTTTGGTAAAGTTTCCAAAAACATTTTCCAAGCAATTAATGTATCCGGGATTGATTTTCTTCTAATGTTTCTTGAATTAAATAATAGAACAAAATCATATTCCTTATTACCCAATAGTTGTTTCTTAAATAATTTTAGTTCTTCATTATCTTTTTCTAATGGTTTGAAGGTATGATGATTTAATCCATGGGGAACATATCTAAGAATTCTTTCACTAGCTTTTTCTTCACCCAATACTAAACGATTAATATTAACCGTTTGTTTAGAAATGCCCAATAACATATCACAACTTTCATAATATTCTTTGTTATACATTGGAGCAGGATAATCATCCCAAATATTCAAGTAAATAATAGGAATATTTTTACGGATTTCACTTTCCATTTGAAATAACCAAACAAAATACCTTGGATCTGTAATTAAAAATATAGCATCAGGATTTTCATCTTTTATCAAATGTCTTACCATCTCAGGTGTCCCATAACCATTTGTTGGATAGCAATTAACAGATGAATCTGTTTCACCACTCATTTGGTTAAAATTATCACTTAAATCAATACATTGACCTTTTTCAGGGTGGTTTACTGCTCCTGCTATCGTAGTATAATTATATCTGTGGCAAGTATTAATAACCATTTCCCTTGAAATTTGGGCAACCCCCGAATGTGACCTAATATCATCTGAGATTAATAGGATTTTTTTTCGTTCTCCTTTTGGAATGTAACCTTCCTTTTCATTCATAGATTTTATTTTTTATATATTTAAATTATTATGGTTAGTAAGTTTCCTTCGAAATTCATCATCAGTTAAATATAAGTGAATTGCTCTATCTGATAATTTTTGGAATGAAAACTTACGTTTAATACATTCTATTCTAAATTGTTCCCATAAATTCTTTTTAACCTTAACACTGGTTAGTTGTAATTCTTTATTCATAATCAATTATTTTTTATCAATTATAAATATATCCAAATATAGGAAAATGTATATTCTTATATAAATTCTTTTCCATTCCCACACAATTCATTATCAAGAGCATATGGGCAAAATTTACAATTCCAAGCTGAGGGAACAGGAATAAATTTTTTAGTACTATATCCTTCTTTTTTAAAAGCCTCTCCAACAAAATTTTCAAGACTCCTAATAGCTTTATTAATTTTCACTTTACCTTGAGAGGGTTTATGTTCCTGTATTCTACTAACAGGAAATCCATCTTTTAATACAGGTAATTTTCTCTTCAATATCATATATTTCACCTTAATATGATCTAAAGGAATATTGAATTGTTTTGCAAAAAAAGTTTTATATAAAATTATTTGTGATTGTTTTATTTCATCTTTTTTCTCTTTATCCCCCCACCCTCTAGTACTAGTTTTAAAATCTATGATTTCAAAGGTTTTGGTGGGTTCATGGTACATTACAACATCTAAATGTCCCTGAAATAATACATTAGGATTAAATGGGGTTGGTGGATAAGTAACTGGTAATTCACATCCAACTAACCACCATCCTCTTTTACTAAAATATTTGCTTTTTTTCTTTTTAAAGAAATCAATTATATTAATTCCATCACTATAAAACTCATCTAACTCTCCAGGTTCACTAAAGTGAATATTATTATTTTTTTTATATTCTTTTTTGTAAGTTGTCCTTAATGATTCCTCATATATATCTATCAAATCCAATCGATCAGCTTCGGCAAAACTCTGCCTATATGCTGTTTCTAGATATAATTGTAGGGTCTCATGGAGAGATGTTCCAAAAACAGCATGAATACTAGCAGAATATATTCGTTTCTTATCCCTATATTGTAGGGACCAATAATAAGGACATTTCTCAAAAATAGTTAGTTGAGAATGTGAAACATTCTTTTGATAAGAATAGTCTATTATTTGTTCAGGATAGTTTTGGATTTCCTTAACTATCTTAGGCAACTTCTTTTTACCCATCTTACTTTATTTTCTTCACCAACTTCTTCTTCTCTTTCTCATCCACCCCACATTCCGTCAATATACAACCAATTTCTGCCTTATCCAACAAACTTGTGTATTGTTTTGCTTCAGTTATTGAACAATTGAAGTATTTTGAAACAATTTCATCAATTTCCTTAAGATCTACTGTTTTTGTTTTTGTAATGTATTTTAAATACACTTTTCTCTTAGGGATGAGTTCCCTATAAACAGTATAAATCTGCTTTTTTTCTGTTGGAGGAAAGGTTTGAATATAATTGGCTATTTCAATGTAATAGGGGTTTGTAGAAATAAACCTATGAACCATATAACTATTCCAAGTATCCCAATCCTGATCTGTAAAAGAATCAGGGTGGGATTTCTTTAGAGTAATTTCGTTAAGCCAATCGAAAATATTCTTCATATTATTCCATAATGATATCTTTATAATCTTCCCTAATTGAAGGGGGAATTGTATCTGCTAAAACCTTACCTGTTGAAGCATCAAAGAATACTGGAAGAGGCATTATTCCATCTTCATCTGTTTGGGTGATAAATTTGGAAACTTTCCTTAATATAAAACCTTGTTGGAATATTGGGTTTCCCTCAGGTGAGTTTATTGGGTTTGTGTTTGCTAAGTCAATGTCTAAATTTGGTTGATCCATTTTTTATAAAGTTTGTGGTTTAATAATTTCAATTATTTTTTGTAAACAGGAAGCAATATTAATTTCCTTATCAATTCTAAATTGGGATTGATATAGATGTTCATTTAAAATTATTATAACACTTCCTTCTTTATCCCCGGCATATTCAGGGGTTTTCTCAAATAGAAATCGATATAATCCCTCAAAATCATTCACATTCGAATCTATAATAATTTTTCGAAGATCCCTAATTTTTGGTGGGGATTTTTTCAATTCCTTCAAGATTAAATTCATATAATTCGAGGATATGGAAATATCTTGATCCATTTTTAACACCCCACCTTTAGAAGCAAGTTGAAGTGTGTTTAGGATTTTTCTCATATCAGGGTAATGTTTCTTAACAGTTACCGCAATATCCTCAAGTTGATATTCGATTTTCTCTTCATTCAAGATATCTCTAACATGCCAACCAACATCTTTCAAACTTGGTGGGATAACCTTTAATGCTAAACATCTTGATTGGAGTGGGTCAATAATACGATCTACAAAATTACAAGTCATTATAAATCTTGTGGTTCGTGAAAATTCCTCAATTACATTTCTTAATGATGCTTGTGCTTGGATAGTTAAAAAATCTGCTTCATCCAAAATCACAACCTTCAAAGGTTTAAATGACATTGTACTAGCAAATCCCTTCACTTTTTCTCTAATAGCTTCAATTCCCCTTTCATCAGAGGCATTCATCATAAGATAATCACATTCAATGTTGGAAACTATAAGCCTTGCTAATGTGGTTTTACCACATCCAGCAGGTCCATAGAATAACAAATTTGTAATGTCATTCTCATCAATGAATTTTTGTAATTGATCCTTTAGAGATTGATTCCCAACAAAGGTTTCTAATGTTTGGGGTCTATATTTTTCATTTAATAGACCATGATCATTTATCATAAAATTTTTATTTTCCATAAAGATACGAA